ATTGAATTAGGTAGTCTTGAACCCACTCCAATTTTTTTGGACGATTCGTCTGTTTGTGGTCGAGAATAGCATCACTACCTGCATGCATTCCAGATAAATCTGTTGTTCCTGCGTAAATTTTAGGGAAGAATAAACTTACTTCTGTCCCCCAGAATTCATCACAATTAACTAATCCATTTTCAATAATAGCCTGTGCCATTTTATGACTTTGAACACTGTATGGATTGCTGCCCGGTTCACCTAGTACGCCCTCTTTAATATAATTCTCTAGCCATTTGTGAAGTCTTGTGCCGCGCCCGGCGGCTTCTGTTGTAATCGCTTGCGCTTTACTATGTCCTACTCTGTTTCGCCAGTTTTGTAGTACCTGTTTATCTTCTTCTGATTTTGTCTCAGATAAAATAGTAGTAACTGAGGGAAGATGGTCCCCAGCTGGGGTTAAGTATAAACGCTTACCTTCAATAGTTTTTCTTGATAGAGTTTGATAATCAAATCTTGTTATTATGGCCATTCAAGTATTGTAACAGCAATAGAACTCAAAGTCAAGAATTCTGAAGATTACTTAGAGCAGACTTTGCCATATTTGATACAGTTTTCTTTTTATCGTTAGCTTCTGGATCGTCAATATTCTCTGCATCATCTGCGTCATCGTCGGCGCCTTTAAGTATAACCTGATCGCCTTTAATATTACTGATAACATTATTCAATGGTGGATTCTTAATCATGTTATACAGATCATGGACATCTAATATTATGTCATACTTCTGAAAATAATCCAGCAGCGTATCTACAGATATAGAGTCCGGTATGTCACCGTCTTCTTTGGCTTGCTTTAATTGTGCAACAATGACTACTAATTTTACTTGTTGTACAGCGCCTTCGTCAAATTCAAAGAGGTACATTATTACCTCTTTGCGCGGCCAATAATGCCTGTTATCTCATCTTCATCGTCAGTATCCAGGTCTGAAAGATCCGAAAGATCATTTTCACTATCATCAATATCTAAATCAAGACCGTCTTCATCACCAAGTTCTGCACCTAAGTCTGCATCTAAGTCTGTATCCAGGTCGCTAGAATCAGAATCAAAGGCTTCGACGCCGCCCTGACCGGTCAATCCAGCCAATGCACTTTGAAGAGAAGTCTTTGTCTCTAATAGAGCACTGTTTAATGCAGTCAATGATGTAGAGGCATCGCGATTGTATTGAATACTTTCGTTTACTCCAATTTCAGATTCAATTGAATCAACTAATGCCGGAAGTTCCTTTACTAACATATCGTTTACATCTTCGTAATACTTCTGAATAGTGTCAATCAAGTCTTGCGCAGCAAGGATAACCTGAGACTTTTCAACTTCTTCGTTTTCAAAAACTATACGAGGGGCCTTAGCAACCGGAAGATGTTGGGTAAGAGCTTGTTCCATAAACTTCAACTTCATATAAGTTGGCTTAGACTGTGCTCTATGAAAGTCCGGAGAACGTTTTGCTTCGTTAATAAGTTTAGAAATCTTATTAAGCATAGAACGAGTCTTGGCTCGATCTAGGTTTGAAACATTAAAATTAATCGCAAAGGATTCCTTCAATGCTTTAGTTGGAACATTCTTCTTTTCTAGGTCTTTAAGCTTCATGTGTTTCTTCCGTATTTGTATAAGTATTTATCGCCGCGGCGCAAATTCTCGGCCGTCGTCCTTGAATAACTTGTTCTGAATATTAATAGATTCATTAATGAATGCTTTAATTTCAGCGTTTACCTGTTGTTTCTTATAGATATCATCTTGTATCTTAGTTGCAAATATATCTTTACTATTTTTATTAATAGCAGAACGATATAATTTACTATGTATTGACATTTCTACTTGTAGACTACTAAGTTTTAAATCTAACATATGCAGTCTTTTTGCACTATTACCTAATCCGGCTCTTGATAATGTACACCAAGCTACTGCATTCTTTAATGAAGTAAATTTATACTCTGTTTTGTATGCTATTACTGTGACTTTATGCCAGCCAGCGGTGCTTGTATTGATTAGATATTTACCGTAAAGACTATACTCACCTGTTTGGTACTTAGTCACGATAAGATCGGAAATATTAGAATTACCTATCTCATCATCAAAGAATGTAGCTAGTTTAACAACAATATTTGTCATGGTATTTTAGACCGTCTCGAAATGAATGTTCTTTAATTCAACTGAGGTGTCCAAAAAAGTAGATGTTTTTTCAGTTTGTGTATTACATATGATCATCGGTACACCCTCACAGTCATTATATAATGCACCAAGAGGTGCAAATTCGTTTTCAAAAACACTCATATGCTGAATCTCTATTTCAAATTTCCAGTAATAACTTATCTGACCATCTTGTTTATTGTATATAAATCCAAATTTCTTATAGTCTTCTTCATTCATTTCGGTTTTTACCGGAAACTTTGCTATTTCTGGTTGTGATCTAAGTGAGATAACTTGAAGTATAGTATCAAAATTGCATTGTGTATTTCGTCTGCTTACCCAGTTTTCGATATCGTCCTGGGTAGGTTTAGATCGGTTCATGACTCCGGTCTGAGTAATATCAAACAACGTATAGCAGGCTATTCTGAACATATTCTATTTAGCTCCTAGCTAGGCTAGACACAAAAAACCCGAGAGCTTTTCAACTCTCGGGTATAGTTTTGTTTAACGCTCTCTATCTCGTTATATTAGAGTGATTGAGAAGCGGTTGTAGTAAAGGTAGCTGTAGCAGCACCAGTTGTAGTATTTGCTAGTGAAGCATTGGTTAGTGCAGTATTGATGGCTGCAACAACGTTAGAGCCCGAACCTAGTGTATTGTCAACTGCCCAAGAGCCGGTTGGATACACAGCAAAAGAAACAGTGTCAGGCGAAGCGGTGCTAAATTCATACAGATAAATTGTAGAAAGTTGCTGAACTGTTTGAACCATTACGTTTACTTGGGCGCCCGAGAAATTCGAAGAGCCAGATGCAGTAATAGTGAAGAAGTCAAGCTTCGGGCCTTGCATTTGAACGGCGTTGCCAGAAGAAAGTGCATTAGCACCTGCGTTGGTATACGAAGGAGCGTCTAAGTGGGTAACTGGAAGAAAGTCACCATTGATTTTTGTAAACTGAGCCATAATTTATGGATCCTTATTAAAATTTGAAACTTACTGTTTCATAAAACTATTTATCTCGGATCCAAAAAAACTCGGTTTATGTCTAAGTTTTGGGTAATTTCTCGTTAATCTGTTTCAATTCTTCAGGTGAGTAACCAGTTGGTCTCTTCTTTGACTTGTGATATATCGACGCAAAAATAGACGGAATGCTAACATCCGTGTCTTCCTTTAGATTGCCATACGGTTTAGCATGATGCACTGTTGTTGTTACGCCAGTATCTTTATTTGTAATAGCTTCAGATTTATGAATTTTGAATTTTTGTGGTTTCAATAACATTTCATGCTCACCAGGGCTATCAGAATGATTTGAAATATATCTGCCATCTGTATATCCTTTTGGTAGTGCAATATGCAACACATGACCACCCGGTGTAGATGTAAGTCTATTATAATTAACCCTAACTACATCCTTAAGAGAGATACTTGTACTCAGATGAGCTTTATGATCAACTACTCCTTTATTTGACATAACAGTTCTTGGATCAAATTCTCCTAGGTGAGAATATACATGATGAACATTCTCTAATGGAGTATTAGTTTTATGCATATCCATTATGTTATTGTGAATCTTTGCTGCCTTCCCAGTTAACTCTTCAGGCTTACCATCTCTTAATATTGAATTTATCCTTTTATACCATGGCGTAGTTCGAATACTGCCAACAGGTTCTTTAGTATAGGTATAAACAGCCTCTGCATGCTTGTCATTATCTATTTGATGCAGTTTAGATAAGTGTTCGTGCTCCTCTTCGTTATGCCCGCCAGGTGCATATGGCGAAGAAGCAGCGGCGCCAGAATATGCCAAATATTGATTAGTGCTTTTATCATGTTTCAACGCTTCTGTTAATTTTTTTCCTCCTAAATTTTGGGCGGCGAACCCTGGACGGTTGACATACTTGATACCATTTGATACGAACCCTTCATGTGACTCAGTTCCGTCGTCTAAAAATCCCTTAACTGGACTATGCTTTGAAGCATTATCTAATTGATTGACTACGTTCATTTTAAGATTGTAAATAGCGATCCATACCTTGAAGGCACCAAGGACACCTTCTTTATTTTGCTTTAAATGCGCTAGAATCTTAGACTTCATACCATCGGACATCTGTCTAGCTTCTACATATGCATAAAAATCTCTCAATAAATTTGACAGACTTCCGGATACGATTTTCTTATTGATATACACTGTAAATAATTGGCCAAAAGAATTTCTAGCCTGCGGAGCATTATCCATTAAAGATGTTATCGCGGATGAATACGTATTGAGTTCTCGTAATGCAATATTTCTAATACTGGCTGGCATTTTTAATTTTGGGGTGATAGGCATTCTACTAGGTATAATTGCAACATTTGATGCATTCTGAAGATTACCAATACCTCCATCCAATGAGATTGCTTCGTCTGTTGACATTGCATCAGCAGGTATAAATTGATGTACTGACATACCAGCAGTTTTTCCAGCAAGTAACCTACCGATATCACTATCACTATCAACCTTATAAGTTATGCCGTTAGGATTTGCCTTGAAGGTGAATGTACCGTTGTTGTCAGCATTAAGCGCCGCGCTGAATAATAGGTCTCCCCAATAATAACCAGCGCTAGCGCGGTCATCGCGCTCTAGTCCAGGCCAGATATTTGAAATCAGTGTGTAAAGATTTCCGCGGTCAACCCCGCGCGCTTTATCATATGCTAGAAATTCGGCGGGGCTATAAACTTTACGACCAGAGCTATCTTTCTTATTGAACATATGTTTGTCCATAATCGAAAACTTGTTATCGTGTCCTCTGCCAAAAATCAAACTGGGGTACCCGTCAAACTTAATTGTGACACTAGTTGGATGTTCTATAGTAGATATAATTGTTTCAATTGCTCGTTTGGCGCCAGATGACCCTTCAAGAAAAACCAAATCTTCAGGATGATCTAAGTGCCCTTTGGATTCACGAAGAATTGTGATGTTTTCTAATTTTGTTATTAGTTCGCGTATTTCGCCCATCTTTTACCCTATATAGTCTGGACACGCATGATTGCGTCAATAATATTTTGCCGGTCCTCTTTTGACATAGTAGTAAACAATGCTTGTCTATCTTGTGGTGTCATTCTCTCAAGTGTATGCTTTGCTCTAGTGACGCTTGCGACATCTACGGAGCCGGCATATTGTGGCGCTGCTAGCTGTGATCTACTATAACTACTGGCGCGTGGACTAGCAACAGTCAACTTATATGCGACCCGTCCTAGATATGTCAATGCTGCAATGCCTTTATCCTTTGAGTTATAAGTTAGCGCAACTTGATTGATTATTTCTTTAATTATAGATTTAGCTTTCTCATTAGAAATATCTACACCGGACATATATTCTATAAACCACTTGGACATTTCTTGAACTATTATAGGATTAGGTATTGGTTGTTGTGTAGCATCTAATTCATTGACAATGCTTTCGAACAAACGATTGAGTTTGGTATAATAATTTACTGGTACTGGACTACATGTAGCAAGAAATACGCCGCGGCCACTGACACTTTCAGTCAATCTAATTTTCAGTCCTAAGTTAGCCCAAGTTATATTGCATTCCTTAAGTATCTTATCAATAACACGATAGATACTTTGTGTCAAGAATCTTTCATTAGCTTTGCTACCGGCCAACCAATTGGGTGTTAATTTGCTGACATCATATCCTGCAGCGGCTAATTTCAAAATCTTCTTGGCTGCATATTCCCCGCTTTCCTTATCACCTTTCGCTAACTTTTGAATGTCGTTCTGTAGTTCTGCGATTATATTTGAAGTAAGAGGTTTAGCATTTAGGCGAGGCTGTAATCTACGTACCTGGCCCTTTAAAACTTCATATGGATCCGTATTAGGGGCGCCGACCGCTCGCTTTGTATTAGTAGTTTGTGGTTGTTCCGGCTGCGGTCCAGGCGATTGTGATTGAGCTTGCTGTGTACTTGCTGCCTTTGCTACAGCCTTAGCCAATTCCGGCATTGCATCTTTAATAAAATTTGCAATAAAATGCTGTTCAGTTTTTTTATTTTGATCGCCAGCAAAATGCTTATTCAGTTTATTACGAAGGACATCAGCATGTTGATACCCTAGCGCATGGTCTAAAAAACTCTCATTAGTGAGAGTAGTTTTACTCTTTTTCTGTACTGGGGTCGGCACTGTCTTGCTTCCTCAATGATTTAGAAAATCTAGCTGTATCTTTACTGCGAATAGCACTGAGCAATTTTCGTTCAAGTAGCTCAGCTTTTTCGGATGAGTAATTTCTCTGCATTAATTCAACAAGATTAATTGCACTCGTAATGATATTGGAAGCCCGTGACTCAATGATGTGACTTATGTCACGGTCTTGGCCATACGACTGTAATTCTTCTAAAAGGCTTCTGGTCTTCGGTTTCAATGATTAGTTTCCTATTGATAGTATTTATCTCCGAAGAACAGAATGCACTGATTTTGTTAGGAATTGTTAGTTTTAAGATTGTTCAGCATATTCTTCAATTTAGAACTTTGTACATCTGCTGTTATCTTGGGTGAATCATTGGGCGTTAAAGGATCAGTGCCAATATTACTTGTGTTTCTGATTTTATTCATGATATCTGAAGCAGATTGCTGTTGCTTATCTTCTTCATCCTCTGAAGTATCAGAAATTCTCATGGTTTCTACATCATAATCTAGATCGATCTTCATTCCGACACCTGTTGAACTTCTTGCCTTCATGCACTGTAATTGATACTTTCCACGTTCCCTCATTGATCTGGATGTAAAAATACCAAATACATAATCTGCTGACTGAATTTTACTAATTCCTCCCCCGATGTCCGCATGGTCAAATTCTATTTCACCCACTGCCCCACGATTTAGTTGTGATGCTGTAATCATCAAAATATTGAATTCTTTTGCTAGGTTTCTCAGTTCTTCACTTACATACTTATCTTTTGTGAATGCATCGGATGGGTTAACCTTTACTGTAGAGGGCATAACCAAATCCAAGTAATCAACCATTACAAAATCAATCTTAATGCCTGTTTGAATTTGTACTTCTTTAATATAACTACGAATGTCATTGACTGTACTTTGCGCGGGTAAATTCTTAACACGATATTGACCGTATTTCTTACCAGCCATCTTCACTTTGAGTTCAGTGGTGTCTAAGTCTCTGCGAATACCTTTGGTGCTTGTATTAGTCAACATTGCATCAGTGCGCAATGATGTTAATTCTTCTGACAATTCTAGAGTAATATAGACTCCGCTCAATCCTTGTTCTAACCAATTGAGTGCTATATTCATCATAACCAAACTTTTACCGCTGTTATGACTACAGATACCATCTGTATAGTATCTATGATTGGGATGGTTTACACTAAGATCATAAACTAAGGTATCTAGCTCTGGTAATTGTGTTATTCCTGTAATTGTATCTTCATAGCTATCATTTTCTGATATGATAGTGTCACCCGGAGACAAACTATATGCGGGATGCCAGGATTGGTCAGGCTTCTGAAACAAATGGTCATAACTAGCCCGAATTCTCTTGCCGGATAGAAATTCTACATCATATATTTCTGATTTTTGCTTCTCTATGCAATCTTTTACTCGTACCCAACCATCAGGGCTTGATACTAGATATGTCTTTTCAGACATATTATTCATCAGCGAGGAGATTGGTACTTTCCTAGGCTGTATCTGTGCAAAAAGTGTCCTGATACGATCTTCACTGCCTTTTGCGTATTTACTTAATGCATCTTGTGTATAGTATTGAGCTAAATGCTCCCATTCTTTACTTACGTTCTGAAACAATATTAATCCTTTGTTCTACTGTTGAATTCTTCTTCGGTCATCTTTGTATTGTTTAAATACCATGCTCGATATCCAGACTCTGGAGATTCAAGAGCCGGGCCATCTGCCCTATGAAGTTCGCCGTTTAGATACCATTCCCGATGTCCGTCTGCAAACTCAACAGCTGGGCCATCTTCTCTATGATAAAGGCCGTTTAGCCACCATGACCGAAGTCCGCACTCATGTTCGATTATTTCATATCCCGTCAGGATATACATATTGCGATCTTGTTCTGATAATTCAGGTAGTGACATTTTGTATCTCCTTTGTTCTACTGTTGAATTCTTCTTCAGTAACTTCCTCTCCGTTTAGCCACCATGACCGAGATCCGTCTGCACTCTCATAAGCAGGGCCATTTTCTCTATGAAGTTCACCGTTTACCCACCATTGCCGAGTTCCGTCTGCATATTCAATCGCAGGTAAGCCATCTTCACGGTGTTGTTTGCCGTTTAGAAACCAAAACCGAGCCGCGTCAGGCCGCTCAACAGCAGGTCCATCTTCTCTATGAAGTTTACCGTTTAAAAACCATCCACGATAATCATCGAACTCAGCTATCTCGTACCCCTTGAGGATATACCAGTTACGATCTTGTTCTGATAATTCTTTGATCATTTAGCTTTACCTGACAATGATTGTCCCACTTGAATTTTCTTTAGAGCTTTAATTAATTCCGGGAGAGCCTCGATTCGTACTGCTACCGTTTGTTTGTATCCGGTTTCAATAAGAACATGTTCCAGGCTAGACCGGATCTTAATGATCTCTTCGGATGTTGTCAATACCGAAATCACCCGCCGCTTTCTTCCGGGAAAATACTCTTGATCTACAGAGGTTACCCGAGGCTGCATTTAATGTATCGTGGTATTATTTGTGTTAGGTAGAGGTTTCTTTTCCAATTGATAGGTCTTCCCTATATATTCAGGATACATAAGGTATAGATACGAAGACGTACCATCATTATCATAGTCAATAAAAAAATTGTCTCTAGACCAAGACATTCCATACCTTGACTCATATGTTAGCCAGGACTGGAACGCGGGGCTAGGTCGTAGGCCTTTCGTAGTACTGAGAAAATTTAACAATTCTACCTTTTCTTCATTTGTGAACCTGACACTCTTGATATAGGTACGAAATGCAGCTGGTGGAGTTCGGCTGAAATACTTAATACCGTCAGGCATTATATCAGCTTCATATACAATTACAGTTGCTTGTATCTTTGGTGAGGACTGAATATACACCTCATATTCACGCACAAAATTTTCACACAAAGCATAATCATTCGTGAATATAGATAAACTGCCATATTCACTTCTCTCTTTGCCGCCGCCATCGTAATTATTCTGACGTGCATTAAAAATAGTAGTGTAAAAAGTAAGTAATGCTGATTCTAATTTATGTGGGTTTTTGGCAATAACATATACCGGACTATTTCTACTAATAGCACGACGAATAGTGTTATTTGTTAACTTGAAGTTGATTTTATATTTAAACTGACCACGATACAGTCTTTGTCGTGTTTCACTCTTGAACTTCAATGATTCCTCCTTCACCAATTACTGCAACTAGCTTAGGGGTCGCTTGGAAAACGATTTGATCACCTTCCATCACCGCCATAACGTTTGAATTAGAAATTTTCTCAAACAAGATTTTCTTTGCTAGCGGAACACGGACCAATTCGTCAATCTTTCTAGATAGCGGACGTGCGCCCATCTTCGGGTCATATCCCTTATCAGCAAGATATTCGATTGCTGCCTCAGAAAGATTCAACGTGATGTTGTGCTTATCCATAAGTGGTTTCTTAATATCTTCAAGAAACTTAACTACAATCTTCTTCAATGATAATTGGTCCAATTTATTAAACTTGCAAACCAGATCAAGACGATTACGAAACTCTGGCTTAAAGAATTCTTTAAGGGCCTTATCATCTTCTCCGGTGCGTTCTTGCGAACCAAAGCCGATATTGTTTCTTTCATTATCTGCTGACCCGAGATTAGAAGTCAAAATAATGATGCAATTCTTTAAAGAGACTTCCTTACCATTAGAGCCGGTCAAACGACCTTCATCCAACATCTGCAAAAAGATATTGAAAATATCCGGGTGGGCCTTTTCGACTTCATCAAACAATAATACCGCATGCGGATGCTTGCTAAGATCAGAAATCAGGCGCCCACCCTGAACCTGAGAATCGCTAAATCCTACATATCCAGGCGGAGGACCAATCAAACTACTAACCGAATGCTTTTCACTAAATTCGCTCATATCGTACTTGAGTAACTTGCAATCCAGATTTTCAGCAAGCAACTTTGCGGTTTCAGTATTATGATTAATGATACCGTTTGCTGTTTGATATAAATGAGAATCACTATCTACACTCAGATCATAAAAAATTTCCTCATCAGACGGTTGAATATCTGTTACTGTAATTACCGTTCCGGAAAATTTAGTAATAATATCACCGACCGACAAAGAATCTAGAAATACACATGTTTTTCCATCAAAAACTAAATGCTTATTAGCCGCATGTAAAATATCTCCGGAATCAAAAAATACTTTTCTTCCTGAGGTTTTCTTGGTAATCGCAGCATTGATATCTACCCAGACTCCATTTTCATTCTTAATTCTTAAAACAGAATTCAGAAATTGTTCTTGTTCCGGAATAAACGTTATCTTTTCATATTTTTCTAAAATTGAAAAAAGACTAGAGACAGGCAGAGTTACTTCAATCATTTGTGATCCTTTGCAAATATTTATAGACATTATAACTTACTAAATTTTAAAAATCAAGTGTCTATTACTAAATAGATTATATAGGAGACACAGGATATGGGTAAACCATTAGCGAATAGATTAACTAATTCAATTGTATATAAAAGAGAATTTGATGATAGAAAACTTTCAGATTGTGAGGTCAAAAAATTAGAAGAATTTCATAAAAATATAGGATATACCCCAGACCGCATTGCTTTTATTATTTCTTGTATTAA